AGTGACGAGGTGTAATTAACAAACGTATTAGCCATGATCTATCCTAATGCGATAGCTAACGCCGTCGCTTCATCAGTTGTAGAAAACCCTTGAGCACTTGTGTCGTCAGCGTTTAAGTACGCGGCTTTTTCAGCGGGCTGCGTTACAAATACGTTCTTACTCCCAGCAGAAAAGTTAACCAAACTGCCACTGTTAGAAGACTCAAACACGGTGTCCCGAGAAAGAGTGGTACCTGAAGCAGTGTAAGTGCCAACGCCTACTTCCCACTCGGCATCGCCTACGATGGCGTAATATGTTGTGTTACCGTCACCAATAACCGAAAACGATTGAAACCCAGAGTACCCACCGGCTAGGGTGATAGTTCCCGTACCAGTGGTAGTCGTGGTTTCTTTAACTCGGTCTTTGACAACAAGAGCCATTACGCGATCCTAATCAAAGCCGTACTTGCACCAGCCGCTGGGAACACAACCGTGAAGTCACCGTCAGTAGCTGTTTTAGTCTCACCAAAATCTAGCAAGCAAATAGCCTTGTTAGACTGAGATGAGTTGTAAATAATCGCGCCACGAGCGTCGAGGTCTACGTCACTAAACACGGCGTCTGTGGTGAAGTCTAGGTACGCTGTCGTGCCGTCAGTAGCGATAGTCGCGCCTGTAAGCGTAATACCGCCAGCAGTGTAGTTCGTATCGGTAGTAGAAACTTCATCACTATTGCCAGTAACATCTGAATAATTCGTAGTAGCCGCCCCGTAAGTGCCGGTCATACTTGGGATAATTAAAGCCATCTTGATCGTATCTGTATCAAGGTCATGTGTACCACCCAAGAGTTCACTCTTAAAGGAGGTGGTTAAAGTCTGCGTAATTGCCATTGTTTACTCCTTTACCGCACTGGGTATCTAGCTTGAGCAGTTCTGTACATATCCTGACGATTCTTACCTTCCGCTTGCATTTTAAGCTGCGCTAGAGCTTCGTCATACCTTTTCTGGTAATTCGCTATTACGTCTTGCTCACCTTTCATAAAAGTATAAGCCTCTAGTAAAGCACCATAAAGAAGAACAGAGTCAAAGTTGTCGCCCAGCCACGAGGTCGTAGCGGTAACAATAGTCTCTGGATAGTAAAAATAATGCAGTTCTACGGTATACGTACTGTCTGGCGTAGGGCCGACAATCAGTGAGTTCTTATCAAACGTACCGTAATGAGTAGGTAAGCCTGTGTCTGTAGGTGTAGGGAATGCCTCACGGATGTAGTTCACATCCTTATTCAACAGGTAGCTGTAAGCTCCATCTCCATCTACGACAGCCAGTGAATAAGTTGCCAGCCAATCAGTAGGGAGAGTGACATACTTGTTGCTAGTAGTAACCGCGCCAGTAACATTCTTGCGAAGGTCAAGTATCTGTACTCCGTTATAAATACGCTGCTCAGCCTGTTTGATAAAAGTATCAACCTGCTCTTTACCAGTGAAATCTCCACTATTGTTAGTAGTATCAGTCCACGTAGTATTCGGGAAGTCGTTCTCGACGTAGCCCTTAATTGTCTCAAACAGCGTAGTGTAGTTCACAATATCTCCTACGAGATCGTTACCGTTACTGTACCTACTGAAGTAGTAGCTACAAGTTTATTCGGTAAGTTACTGAGTCCTAAAGGATTATACAACCCTACAGGATTCCAACCCCATTGTATGTTCCTTGATTCTTCATAGGAAGTATCAGGACGCGGATTCCGCAACGCTTGTGGGTCCTGCACTACATACATTCCCAGTCTTAACTGCGGATGATCTGGCTCCCAACATGTAGGGCAAACCATTGTATTAACATTCTTTGTCTTAATCGTAAGCGGCTTCAGCTCTTTCAATTTGTACTGAAACCCGCACCGATCACATACGGCTAGCGCTCTCTTGCCTAGGGCAAACTGTGTAGCCACATCTACTCCTTAATAGAAGAACTCACGCGGAGCCAAGCGCAAAGAAGCCTTATCTCTATCTTCTCCAGACGCTAGGTTCCACTGTTCTTCATATGATGCTTTCAGCATCTCAATACGGTTCATTGCCTCCGGGATCTTCAGAGACAAGTAATAAGCTAGTCCCGCCACCAAACAAGGTAGTAAACGGAACGGAATGTCCTGTGTGTTTACGCCGTTACCGGCATCTTGGATACGACGCATGCGCCAGTAAACAAACGTGTAGCTGTCGTTATTAGGGGCGGGCCACACATTAATCTGTGGAATATCCGCCTGTCTATCAATCCAAACCTGAATCGGACGGCCTTCAGCGTTCTTGTTAGGGATGCTAGCGAATGTAGACACGCTGATACGTGTAATGTTCAGATCGGACTGACTTGTACCAGTTCCTGTACGTATCACATGGTCAAGCAAATCAATCGTGTCTGTGGGTAGGTTGTACTGAGACGTACCGTCAGTCAGAGAGACAGAGCCTTCTTCAATCGTCCACAAGTTAATACCACGGTTGGCCCACTCAATAGACAGAAGATTCAAACTACGGCGGGCTGTACGCAGATCGTAGCCTGTACGAAGCTCAACGCCACAACGCTCAAACGCCTCCTCAACGATACTGTTGAGGTCTAAGTTAAATGTCGCTGTGCCTGACGTTGCCATTACTTCTTCTTCCTTTTAAGCGGTGCCACTCTGCGTGGCTTTCCTGCTGGCTGCCCTAGCCGCTTCTTCTGGGCTATACGTTTCTTCTTCTCCGCAGCCGTCATTTCTCCTGACGTTTTTGGAGTTTTGCTAGAAACTCTTTTACTCGGTCTACAATACGGCGTACCGCGCTTTTCATCTTTTCCACGACCGCATGCTTTTCCAGTTCGTACATCTTTCCACTCCTCTTTGAACCAACGTTTTAACGCGGCTCCTTTAGCAGTTTTACGAACGGCCATTACTTTTTACCAGCCCGTTTCTTTCGGCACTTTGCAATGGCCCCCGAGGCATACGCGCTCGGAAATACGCGATACTGCGCCTTTACCTTGTGGTAACAAGCGTCTTTCACGGTGCCACCTTTCTTGTAGTAGCTACGCATCGCTACTTACCTTTAATTTTGGTTCTGCCTCGCATGGCAATACCATCCACCATGCACTTGCCGCCACCTTTCATCTTCTTGACGCTGCCGCCATACTTCTTGAAGCCCATATTGTTACGGACTTCTGTAGGTAACTTCTTCAACCCAGCGTTTGTTGGCTCTTTAAGCCCACCACCCAACTTCTTCTTAACGACTTTAGAGCCAAGGCACTTCTTGGCCGCTTTACACTTTGTTGGTGTTTCACACCCGGGGCACATTTTCATACGATACGTCCTCTCGTCTTACCACGCTGAGCAATACCGTCACCGCGATTCTTTTTAACTTTACCACCTTTTTTCATACCCGCAGCTTTACCTGCTGCACCTTGCTTCATAGCCTTACGAAGTAAAGAGTCATTCTCTTTATCGTCTTTTTTGGCTAGGTTGTACACAGGTGAAAAGTTTTGAGCAAAGCTCTTGATTCCACCGCTGGCCGCCGCTAATGGGCTAACCGCTTTTAGTAATTTACCCGGCATTAGCAAATCCTCCCGCGTGTCTTACCACGTTTAGCAATACCGTCGATCTTACGAACCTTACCGCCTTTCTTAAAAGACCCCATCTCTTGCTGAGTCTTTTTCTCATAATCTGCGCGACGTTTTTTCTTAGACTCCAACATAGCCTTACGTGTCCGAGCGCCAGCCTGCTGCATGCGATTTTTCTTAGGCATATCAGCGTCGATCTTTTTGATCTCAGCATCACGCGCTTCAAGTTCAGCCTTAGTCATTGGCTCGTCTTTGTCTTTTCCAAAAATTGGCATTACATAAACCTCTCTGCTACGGCAACGCCTACGATAAGTACGGCGAGCCCCCACATACGTAGATCCAATTTCTCAAGAAAAGCCTTCTGGTCAGACAGCTTTTCCTCTATACGTTCGTACCTAGCGCTACATTCTTTCTCGTGTGACTCTAATAATAGAAGCACATCTTTAGCCTGTAACTCTTTGTCTTCTAATGACAACGTAACCTCTTGAACCTTTTTAGCTCTAGTAGTCATTAGCAATTCCACTTACGTAAACTTTTATTAATACGACTATTCGGATCATTCGCTGTCTTCGCGCTAGTTAAGCGTTTCTTCATACCCTTCATACGAGCACAAAAAGAAGCGCGGCGCTTAGCGGCCTTCGATCCTTTCTTCAATTTACTTGGTTTTGTAGTCACAGCGGTCTTTAACTTGCTACCGGGGTTTTGTTTACGATAGCTAGCAACGCCTTTAGCGTTTAGACCGCCTGACTCACTTTTGCCTTCTTTCCGCTGCCAAGCTGCTGTCTTACCACCTTTTTTGTAATAAGCACGCATGGGAACTCCTTATGCGTAAAGCACCGTGGCAGATGTAACGTTAGAAATAGTAGCGTACGCGCTGGTTTCACAACGGATTGGAGCGGCTGACAGATCTACATAACTTGTAGCTGTAGCTGACGCAGGGGTAGCAACAGTGATGAGAGACGTACCACTAGCCCCGCCATCTTTAATAACTATACTGCCAGCAGTGCCGCTAGCAACATAGTAAATACCCATAATCCGAGCGGGACCACCAAACACCGCACCTGATTCAGTTACGGTAGTAGCTTGACCATCAGAGTGCATGCTCATTATTTAGTCCTCTTTCTTCTTAGCCTTTGGCTTGTCAGAAGCCGCCTTTTTAGGGGCGGCCTTCTTTTTAGCCGGGGCTTTAGCTTGCATATTTAGCTTGCCCATGACTTACCTCTTACGATACCGCTGCAGAGAATGGAGTAGCTTCTGAGCCTGTTGCCGCACCACGGACAACCACTGAGAAAACACCTGACGCAACGTCTTGGATTTCAATTTGGCCACCCAAGATACCTCCGGTAGTAGAGCCGTCTAAAGTAATGGTGTCAGAAGCCGCTACTGTCTCAAAAATTGAAGCAGTTGCGCCGCCATCGTTAGCTACCATAGCTACACCAGCCATTGTGTCGTCTGCGCTTGCAACCTGAATGATATAATCATTTGAAGTAACTGTAGTTTTTACAAAAAACTTGTACACGTTTCCTGTGCCTGAAGCGGCAGGGAGTGTAACTGTTGCTCCAGAAGCTACATCTAACAACATTGTGCGTCCAGCGTGTGAAGCAGCGGTTAAAGTAACGTCTGCATCTACAGTAACAAGAGAGCCTGAACCTGAAATAAAGCCAGCCGTAGAGGTGACTGGACCTGAGAAAGTAGTCGATGCCATTGCGATGTCCTCACATGCGAGTTAAGTGCGCCTGTCTGCATGTCGTCTGCTAGGTCAGTCCGACGCACCGATTTCCTAGTTGTGCTTACTAAAGCACAGGTAATAAATTGAGTCAAATAAAAAGGGGACCCAAAGGTCCCCTCTCGTTGTAGCTTAAAAGCTACTTATGCACCCGGAGAACCGAACATTCCCAGAGGATCTGACCAGCCGAAGCTGTAACGCTCACGAGCCTTGTAACGTACGTTACCAGTATCGAAGTCGCCGTCCATACCAGTAGTCATAGCCGCACGTGTGAAGTGCTTCATGCCGTTAGGTACGTCAGTAGTCAAGAACCACGCATCGTCATCAGTCAAGAAGTTGTTGACTGTGTAGCCTTCAGGAACAACACCGTTGTTCATGATTGCGTTGAGGTCGTTGTCAGCAGTGCCAACACGGCCTTCAGTTTCCAACAAACGAGTTGCAACAAACTGCAACGCTGGTGGAATGATGAGCTTACGTGGCTTAGCTGCGATTAGCAGACCACGCTCGTCAGTCCATGCCGCGATCTGAATAACAGCCGCTTCCAAAGAAGTTTCGTTAAGGTCAGATGCAGTTGATGGTTCGTTTGAGTTTGTGCCGCCAGAAACAAGTGGGTGTGCGTCTGAGAACAACTCAACACCATCGCCACCAGTGTAGCTAGAGTCGAAGCCGTTGTTCAGTACGGCAGCAGCCTTAGTTTGCTTCGTGTAAGCCATCGCACGAGCTAGAGCCTTGGTGTAACGAGATGACAATGAGTCATACAAGTTATCTTCTACCGCTTCTTCAGTGATAGAGAATCCAAGAGCAATAGTTTCGTGTGTGTAACGCGAAGTCCATGCTTCTTGTGCGTTGTCATAAGAGATCGCCGAGCCTTCTTCCTTGGTAGGAGCAGCCGCGAATCCTGACAACTTAGTTTCTTCTTCAAATGAGCGCTCAGAAGTCTCTGATTCAAAGATCTCTTTATGTTGCTCACCATACTTTTGATATTCCAAACCGAACAAAGCGTTCAGGCCGGGAAGTAGCTCTTTAAGGAGCTGGGCGCGTGAAATTGCCATGTTAAATTACTCCTTATACGCCAGTGTTCATGGTCATCATGTGAGCACCGTTGGTGATCTTGACCAATACATCTGGATAAGCGTCCGCAGGATCAGATACGTGGCCGACGACTTTAAAAGCGCCAACTGTAGTCTGGACTGTAGCATCAAGTGCTGAAGTTGAGTTACCAGTAGTAGTATTACCAGTAGAAGTAGACTGCACTGCAGCAAACTTCGTGATTGTACCAATAATGGTCTGTGCTCCAGAACCGTCAAGCTGTGCTTGGAACAGTACGTTTGGATCATCAACAACATATGCCTTAATAGGACCGCCGTTAGCAGTACCTGAAGGATAGTATTGGCTGAAGATCTGCTGACCTTCTGCGTTCTGATACTCACAACCCATGAATACGCCAATAGCACCGATGCTAGAACCGCCAAGGTTGTTTGTAGTGATGTCCGCACCTGTACCTGTAGCGAGTGCGATATACCCATCTGAACCAATAGTGACTACTTGACCATTAAAAATGTTAGTAGCTTCACCAGCAGGATCAATTAGATAGGTAGAAGTAGCCCCTGCATAGGGCATGCCATCAGCGCGTTTTACCGGCTTCAGGCCATATGGAGCTGCTGTAGTAGCCATTGCTCATTCTCCTAAAAAATTTAGTTTCCTCGACCGAACGATGTCTTGGTTTTTCTATCCGCAAATAGAGGCATCCTAGGATCGTTCTCGCGCATAAAGTTGTTGTCTACAGACTCCATCTGAGCTTGGTTCTGCTTCGCATAATGTTCATTACGCTGTTGCACAAACTCGTCAGGCATCTTGCAAAGCAACAGTCCTTGGACTTCGATATTGTCTTTATAACGACTATCTGTATCCACGAACATTTTGAACTGAGGTTGCTCTTCAATACGAACCGGCTCCCATCCCTGACGTAACTTTGATGACATGTTACGTGGATCAGCCTGATTTAACTGAGCAATCCGAACCCAACGATACGTATAACCCGGCTGCTTATCTGGCTCTGGTAATACAGAGGCAGGTTGCCATGATTTAGGACGTTCCGCTGTAGCCCTTGTTTCCAGTTCGCGTGCAAGTCTGTTGTTAGAAGTAGCTTTCTCTTGTGTAGCCATGATTAGTTCCCCATCTTCTTAAGTTCCCGAGCATACTGCTCCGGAGTTAGTCCCAGTTTTCTCGCAATTTCAACTTGCGACTTCTTTAGCACGATCTTTTTTGGAGACCTGCTACGGGATGCTGGTGCAACTACCGTGGCTGGCTTCTTCTCTGCGCTCTTGACGGGCTTGCCGCCCCCGTCAGTCGTTTCATCTTCCCCGAAGTAATCCGGGAACCGGCGTTGCATTGTGGTGTCAACGGTCTGCCAGTATTCATCGGTGCCAATAAATTGAGCACCCCGCTCTTGTTCTAGCTTTTGGTGTAAGCCTAAAGCAAGTGCGGTCATCTCTTGGTCCTGCCCAAACCATGTATTGCGCTCTTGCCACGCAAGTGTTTTGGCGTCAGGCGCAGGAGCCTGAAAGTCATTTTGTTCAGTTTGTACCTCAACCTCACTGTCTTGTAAAGGTCTTGGCTTAAATGTTTGAGCTTGTTGGAGTTTGTAGCTGGCTGCTGTGAGCTGGCGTTGGGCATCCAACATCTGGTCAGTATCACCAAGCTCATGCGCCTCTTTATAGGCACGCTCAGCGTTCTTCATCTCAAGCTCAGCGGCCTGTTTATAAGTCTCCGCGAGAGTCTCTTCACCTTTGGACAGACTAGCTTTGAGGCGCTTATTCTCCTCCATAGCTTTCTGTGCCATGCGAATAGCTTCTTGCTGCTCACGAGTCGCCTTCTCTTTTTCACGGCGCTCGTCATGCCACACCTTCTTCATCTGCTTCAGGCGCTGCTTTACTTTCTCCGAGTAGTCTTCCAACTCATCGGCTTCAAGCTCTTCGACAATCTCTTTAGGCATTGGCGAATGGCCACGATCTTCTTCGGGTGTGTCATCTTCAATCTCTAATTCAGGTTCTTCCTTTTCAGGCTCCTCCTGCTCAGCAACTTCTTGCTCCTGTTCTTCTTCGATCTCGAAGTCGAACTCTTCTTCTGCTTTCTGTGCTTCTGCGTTCATTTGTGCCTCCTTTAGGCTCTGGATATACCGCGTGGATCTTCAACTACCGCCTCAACCGCATCATCATTGATGATTCGGAACTCACGACCGTGAATCTTCACACGTGTACCGGCGTGAGGACGGACAAGGATAAAGTCGCCTTCCTTACACCAAGCTCCGCTAGGGAACCGTGTTTCGTCCTTATAACAGTCAGGACCGAGACTAATTACAAATAAGGTAGTAGTTAGTAGCTCTTCGTTGTGGAGAGTCTGGGCAGATTTAATTAGCCCGCTGTCGCCAAACGTTTCTTCGATCTCAGGCACGCCACATAGGATGCGGTACCCTGAAGGATCAGGTAGTTGCTTCGCTTTTTGCTCTGCTGTTTCTGGTAATGCTGTTGCTTCATCCGGATTATCGGGGTTTGTGCCGACTAGGATTTCAGTCATCGTCTTGCTCCATTCGTTGTGCTGTTTCCAGCAGGATGTTGTTAGCGATCATAAGACCGCGAATTACGCCAGTGGCGTGCTTGTATTGGGCGAAGTCGGCAGCTTTACCCGCTGCCAAGTCCGTCTCAATTACTTGTCGTTCCTCATCAATCTTGTCTGAGAGGTACTTCAGTAGGTCTGTACTCATTCTTCACCTTGGGGTTCTTGAGTTTGTTGTTGCCGCGCTGCGCGGTCCTCTTGAGCTGCTTCACGGGCGATATTGATGCCCATCTCCAGCCCATCCTTTTGCTGTTGAGCAGACAACTTGTCTTTGTCTGACGCGATGCGTGCTCCAACCTGCAGTCCTGCGATGCGCTCTTGTGACGCGATACGCTCTTTCTCCAGCTCCAGACGGTCTGCCTTGTCGGCAGCTTCGACCTGCATCTTCTGAGCCTTGAGCTGTGCCTCGGCTTGTTTGATCTGCAGTTCTTGTTGTTGCATCTGAACGATTGGGTCTTGTTGAGCTTGCTGCGCTTGCTTGGCGGCTTGCTCTGCTTGGTTCTTGCCGAGTACCTGCTGTGCTGCAGCGGCTGCAAGACGCGAGATCTCCAGCTCTGTGTTCTCGTCCATCTTGTCCTCTGGTGTTGGATAAGGGACGCCAGCGGCATCTTCGATCTGCTTGCGGTACGCCATAGCAAGGTGTTCAGCCAAATGCTCTTGGAAGGCTGCTCCTATCGTCTTAGCCATAGGACTCTGCTGCAGCATCTGCATCATCTTAGGATCTTGGGCTGCGGCCATGTGTACAGCGATATGCGCCTCATGATCCTGATACAAGAACGCCTTGACCGGCTTACCGCGCAACAGGTTCATATTCTCTGTCACTGGATCAGTCGGCTTCTGGTCGTCTTCCATTGGAACCAGCTTTTCAGCGTTCTTTATTCCTAAAACTTCTAACATCTGACGGTGTAAGTACGGCATGTCATAAAGCTGTGGTGCAGACTGCGCCATTTGCAGTACCGCTTGGTACTGAACAACTTTTTGGGCCATTGTTGCCGCATTTGGGTCAGAAACAGGAATAACTTCCACACTATCGTAGTCTTGGGCGCGATCTGCTGGCTGACCTGTACGTGGCTCATATCCATACTCATCATCCGCAAAGTCACGAATAATGGTCTTCAGGAGCTTGAGTTCCTGCTTCATCGAGTAATGGATGCGTGCTTGGACCGCTGACATGATCTTCAGCGTGCGCTCTAGAATTGCTAGCGTAGTACCAACAGGAGCCTGACCAGACATGTCGGAGATCTTCATGTCGGCAGCAGAAGCGAACCGGCGGCCTTCTTCTACAATAGTACCGAGCAAGCCAACAAGAACCTGTGACGGCTCTTTATATGGCAACGTCATGATGTTGTCGCGGATCGTGCCAGAGGCAACGTCTACATCACGAAACTCCGACGGGGCGATGGGGGTGTCATCTCCTTTAACTCGTAGTCCCTTGGTCTTGAACCCTCCGGGGAGGTTTGAGAGGGTACCCGCATCGACGAGCTGTCGGATGATTGAGGTACCGGACTTAGCGAAAGCACCAACCAGATGAATAAGACCGAAAGCATAGAAGCCAAAACCGGGCACATAACTATAATGAACAAAATGGTTGCGTTTCTGCTGTGTCTTATCGTCTTGATTCCAGTTGCGACGGATCGAGAGAATGACTTCTGAGTTCTTCTCAATAGTAACCACGTACGGTAACGCAATACCTGTAGCCTCGCCGTCTTCATCCTTATCCTCGTAGCCGGGTAGATCGAGGTCAACATGCATTTCGAGAACTTTATGCCGGTCATCAGATGTTGCGCTGAAGCCCATCTTCTCTGCAATCGACTTCTCGATATCATCTAATGTATCGCCCGGATCGTCCAGATCGACGTTGCGATAGAACCCAGCTACCTGTAACTTCTTGATTTCATTAGCGGTTTTCCGCATAACGTGTGTTACGCGCTCAGCCGTCTCGATATTAGACGCGCCGTATGGCACCACAACGTCTTCCGCTGGGATGTAGATCGATGTCTGACGCCCCATATTGGGGTCGTAATACACCTTCTTAAATGCGTTACCAGAGAGACCAAGGCCCCACAGCATGCGCTCATGCTCGGGACGATACTCGACCATCCTCTCTGTTAACTGATAATTCATGTCGTCCTTGACGCGCCTAGAGACCTCCAGCTTCTCTGGGGTTTCCTTACCAATGACTTTCGTCTTTACCGGCCCCTGTGCCGGGAATGTCTCCATCATCGTTTCAGACTGAAACTTAACTAACGCTTCAGACAGGAGGGGGTGGTAGACACCGCATGCACCGGGCCAAGGCTCCGTACGGTCTTCTACTTTCATACCTAATAGCTCAAGACCGTCTACATATGTCTGCATCCAGTCACGGCGTGAATTATGGTCTTCTTCAAAGTCTTCAACCAACTCTCCGACGAGCATTGCGAGCTGCTCTTCTTCCATCTCCTCGGCGAGATTCGCTCCGAACTCTCCGTCGCCTTCCATATCGTCCGGGTCAAGAACAATCTCCAGCCCCCCGACGTTGATGGAAACTTCCTCTGGATCTTCAATCTCGATCTCAATGTCGGGCTCCATATTTGCGGCTTTAGCCATCATGTCATCGATGCCCATAGGGGCTTGGTTTACTGCCTTATCAATTGCCATTGTTCAATCCTCAATAATATCCGGCGTGCGGTCGGCGGAACATCGGTGGGTCATCTTCCTCATCTAGCAGTGTCCGTATGTACCCACCTTTCCGGAACCGCATAAGGGCTAGCGACGTAGAGTCAACGTAGTCATCGTGATCCCCTGAAGGAAAACTTGCAACTTCTTCAATGACTTCTTCCGCCCAATGTGTGTTGGGTGCCCACACTCTGCCACTGGCAAATATGTCCGCTACCGCATTTAGTCGGGTAATTTTGTCGTTCCCTTTTGTAGGAGTGAACTCTTGCACGGGTATACCCATCGCCCGCATCTCGTATATCAGTGGCGCACCCGAAGCCTTCTTCTCGATGATTATCGAGTCAGGCTCCCAGTCGTGATATTGCTCGAACGCCACCTGTTTTAGCCTCGGAAACTCCATCCGCTCCCTGAAGGCGTTCAATAATATGATATTAGCCTGTGGTACGCCCGTATCGTCGTCCCGATAGAACACACCCCACGTAGTTAACGCCGAATAGTCAGCGCGATTTGACTTCTCAAAGGCCGTATCCCATGCCATCAGCACGAAATCACAGTGTGGAGGGTTCTCAGAGTCCCATATCTGCCACCAATCACGCTTAATTATCGCTGTAGAGTCAGATGTCGGGTTCTGTTGGTACTGAGCCATCCATTTTGGAAAGGGTAGCTCGTCTCGGAGCGCTAATAACTCCTTTTCGGACCAAAACTCCGGCCAGAGGGGCTTCTCGGACGGCAAAATCGCCGGAAACTCGATAACTTCCCAGTCATCTCCACCCCTTTCCGCCTCTGCCTTGAGGACACGGGCCGTCAGGTCCTTCTTAGACCACCGCGTCATGACAACGACGATGGCTCCACCCGGCTGCAGACGCTGACGAGGGCCAGATGTGTACCACTCGTAGGTCTTATCGTAGATTTCCGGGTTCACTTCGGCCAGCGCAGCCTCCTGTTCCGAGTGTGGATCGTCAATAATCAACAAATCCGCACCTTTACCAGTCACCGCACCGCCGACACCAATGGCGAAATAGTCCCCGCCCTTGTTTGTAGCCCATCGTCCAGCCGCTTTGGAGTCTTGTTGCAGCCCTACACCGGGAAATATTTTGGTGTAGACCTCCTGATCGACCAAGTTCCGCACTTTTCGCCCGAACCCGACCGCGAGTTCTGCTGTGTGCGAGGTCTGAATTATCTTCTTGTTTGGGAATTTACCCAAGAACCACGCGGGCAGAAGATAGGAGGCGAACTCTGACTTTGTGTGCCGAGGCGGCATGTTAATGATGAGCCTTTTACACTCACCTCTAGCTACCCTCTCGAACGCTTCAGCCATTTTTGCATGGTGACGCCCTGCAATGAACGTCGGCCACGCCTCTTTAACGAACGCAAGGAACCTTTCCTGCGCCACTTTTCTGGTTTTGAGGGACTGCAAGTGCTCCAGCTCAGCCAAGAGCTTCTCTTGCTCCCCCGGTGACAAGGCCGGGAGGATAGTCGGTATATCCTTCAAGGATATATTTTCAAGAATCTCGCTCGCTCTCGCTGCCATTCTCTAGATCCGCCGCTATGCCAGTTAACTCAGGCTCTGTGTAGACCCCAAGCTCCTCATCCAAGTCCATCCCCAACGGGGTTACGTCTATCACATCTGCGTTCAACAGGCGTTTAACACGCTCCTTGATCGCATTTTCTAAATCTTCCGGGTTCTTATAGTTGATGGTCACTTCGCTACGTTCGGTGAACAGACCGATGTCACTATGTTTACCCAGCAGTTCTAATGCTTTGAGTTCGTACCTTGTATCACCGCAGTTAGCAATCTCCATCAGCTTGTTAGTAATGGCTGATCTGGCAGAGGCAACGTCTAACGCTAAGCTCGATCCATACGATCTTAGGAACGCAGCGGCTGCAAATGCGGTTGTCTGGTTAGTTAGGTTCTTTGTGCTCTTATCTTTGACGACGGCTTCAAGCAGTTTCTTCTCTCGCTCGGCGTCAGCCTCGGATATTTCTAGTGGAGCACCGAGTTCAGCTTTCAATTCTGCGGTGTTACCGGCAACGGCTAGTTCTTCTAGCAGCGTAGGGACAGCATCGTCCGACGTATCGTACGGCACAGGCTTGTCTTTTGTCGGCTCTATTTTAGTTGTCGGCATGTCTGATGACGGTTTGTGGCCTCAGTTGGCGTGATCCTAACAGAGTATTTGCAAGAAACACAAATATACCAAGGAAACGGGACTCTAATTTTTTAGGTAGGGGGGTAGTTCTGTAAACAGAGTGCGTGCCAAGCGGGCGCAGAATACAAGGGGGTGGGGGTATGTTTTGGACAGTGTCTAAAGACTAGGGTCGGTTTGTCAAAATTGGTTATCTAATGTGCATATTATTAAGTAAAGAGGTTGCTGATGTAACTAGCTGTGATTTGGGGGGTATGGGGGTCGATCACCAAATAACATTGTTATTTTTTGCCCCTACCCACCGAAAAAAGAGACCACAATTTGAGACAATGGCTACATGTTTCGGGATTCGAGACATACCGCGCCATGCGGTTTCATGGCACTACATAGGAGTTTCCATCATGGAAAACCAAACTAAGGTACGCGCACCTAAAAGCGCAAAG